ACAAAAAAAATAAGAGTCAGAGATAAAAAAGAAAAAAAACGCAAGGAAAATGTATGATGACCATAAACGGAGAAAAATATTTAGTAGAAAAAGAGCTATCTGCTAAATATGGCTTGTCAGTTCATTGGTTTAGGCGTGCTCGTTATGAAGGGAAAAGTCCCACTTATCATAAATTTAGAGGTAAAATTTACTACAAAGAAGATCAGGTAGACCAATGGTTTAAAGAAAATATGAAAGAATTCAATTAAAAAATGGGCTCAATAAGAAATTAAGCCCAGAAAGTTAGATATTAAAATCATTAAAGTACGGTATATCCAATTAATATTGTACCATTTAATGAAGTTGCTGCCGTATTGTTGTAAATAGTTAAAGTCGCACTACCGGAGCCTGGAACACAGCTAAAACTTATGTTTTGCACGGTATTGGTTCCTCCTTGAACACAGAAACTAAATACAGAAGTTGCTGTAATTTTAGTGTTAGTCCAAGTGATCGCATAAGAAGAAGCACCAGCTGTTGATAATGATGAGGTTGTAATAACACCCGCATTACCGCTAGCTGTAACTGCATTGCTTGCTTCCGTACCATCGGCCTTTTGCAGAATGATTTGTCCTGCACCTGTCATGGTATTAACAATGTTATTTTGCATTAAGTTGGTAGCAGCCACCCCAGAATCAACCATTAAACCACCGGTGCCAGACGCAACCGGGAAGTTCCCACTAATAAATGGGGTTGCTCCTGCACCAATTAACAAACGACCAGCCGCATTGACTGGGTCTGGGATAGTAATAGATGAGGCTTGCCCCATGGCTGCATTGGTTAAGGTTGTATTGGTATTTCCGGGATTGGCAGTTGCTGAAATAATAAAGGAACCTTTACTGGCGGCTGAGGGAAAAGAAGATAAATTCCCTGCTGTTCCAGAAAGACCTGCTGCAATATTCCCCGGATTTGTGACGTTAGCCGCACCTGACGAAATCGTTCCTGTAGTATTGGTGAAGTGAGCCAAATAATTAGCCGTAGTGGGTAATACCGCATCACCAGGATTAGACCAACTTGTTAGGGTAATTGCTCCATTTGATGAGGCAATGCTAACTGTAAATATGCCAAATGTGCCGGTCGTGGTTGAGGTATTATAACTATAGAGTGCCATGACGATATCTGCATTAGATAACGGTGTAGCGCTGTTGATGTTTCCGCTATTTAAATAACCCGCTGTCGTAATCGTTGATAAATTATCAGTGAAGACTGCAAATTTTAAGTTAGGGTAATTCCCATTGGTCATAGGAATAGGGGTAGGAAATTGCAATGTACCGCTCATTTTTTATATCCTTATTACGAACTAATTTATCCTTAAACTAGTATTCATTAAGCTTTTCTTGGAGTCATCGCACAATCACTTCTTTTAAAGTGTGCTTTATCTCCTTTACCCATTTTTCCATTATGTCCCTCAACGTCCATACGCTCATGTCGGCGCTGTAGTACACGAGAAATACCTTCTTGGTGATTGTCATGAACCATGCGATTATCAATTAAGCCTTCTTTTGATTTTTTATGCATCATTTTTTTATGCATCATAATAAATATCCTTATTTTTTACTGTTTATTTTTCTTGCTGTTTTAGCAAGTGCTACTTCCTTTCTAATCGTTGGATTTTTGCTATGAGAGGCTTTTGCCAACTTTTTTGCAGGAATTTTTTTTCCCTCAGGAACTAAAAGTTCACGATGAAGCTTTCCTTTGTTCTTACTGAAAGCTTTTTGCATCCATTTCTCACCCATTTATATTCCTTTTTTACTATTAATATATTGCACTAATAGCTGTACGGCCTTCTCCAATTCTGAAACCATAAATTGCTGAATTTGCGGCTCATAAGATAAAAGTTCTCTTTCTAGAATATTTATTAATCCTTTTGTCATTAAACTAATCATATTTTATCCTTAACAAGTCGGTTTAACCATTCGACGTCTAGTTTTATTAGTGTCTTTGGCAACCGGTTTAACCGATTTTTCAACCGATTTAAATGCTTTCTTTTTTACTTTTTCTTCACGCCTGTCGTAGGGATTAGCGTCAGTTTCTTTTTTGTTTTTTCTTTTATTAGCATCCATTTTTCAATCCTCTCTACACGTTTACTCATTTCTTTAATTGCTTCAACGACTAGATTACAAGCTTCTTCAAATTCTTGGCGCTGAGAATCAAGCGATTCGCAAACCGCGTTAAGACGTCTTTGTAAATCATCATTCATTTCATGCAATTCTTTTTGACCATTTTTTTAACTAACATTTTATCTTCTTTCATGTCAGTATGTTTTTTAGCATGTTCCATATGTTCTTTAGCCATCTTATGATGGTGCTCTGCATGCTTCATATGTTTTTCAGCTTTATTCATATGGGGGTTACTCTTTTTCATTGCTTTCTCCTTTTTAATTATTGGAATAGGTGGATTTAATTGAATCATTATGATTTTTTATTCCAAACTTTTTCATACAGTTGACGCCTTTCAACATGATTTGCCCCATCCATATGGCTGCGAACCGCATTTTCTAATTGATTGTCATTAAGCTTGTAAGTTTTTTTAAGCTCTTTAAAAGTGGCTGAATGCAAATCATTCCAGGTTATTTTCGACATTTACTGATTCTCCTTGTAATGCCATATCGAGATTTTTAATCCCATTCTCATAATCTTCATAAGACATGCCGACAACCTCCTCAATGAATTGTTTTAAGCTTATCTCTTGATTTAATAAATCAGTGGACATGTTGTTCTTTATCCTGAGGCTTATTTTGATGTCTATCGAATGCAGCCATCATATGCTTATGTTTCATATCATGACCCTTAATTTCTAAATCAACTTGTTTAGCAAATCGCTCTGTCATGGCTTTGACCAATTGAATATTCGCTGATTGTTTCCCTAGTTTTAAATCTGCAAGAACCTTGTGCTCATCTTGTTGTAATTTAGCCATGTCAATTGCAAATCTTTGTTGACTTTGTTGATTTTGCTGTTGCAATTTAGCCATATCAACTTGCGCTTTAACAGCCTGTGGATTTTGTTGTTGTGCTTGCATCGCCGCTTGTTTTTCTTGCTGATATTGCTGTAACCATTCATCGGTAAGGTCTTTTAGCTCTTCAATTCCTTTCCCTTCGACATTATCGAGAATAAATTTCAATCCCTTTTCTGCCATAAATTGAGCAAATAAGGGAGACATTCCCATTATCTCTTTGACCATCATAATGGTTCTTGATTTCTGAACTTGGAATGAAGCCCCCGCTTTAACTGAAACATTTAAAACATGAGATTCATACTGTAAAGGCACCCCATTTTCTTGATTTATTTTTACAAAATGGCGTTTTCCTTCTTCATCAATAATGGGTATCGTTCTTGGGGTGGTAAAATATTTAGGCATTAAATCAACATAGATTTCTGCAAGCCTTTGAAATCCTTGTAAACAACCTACTATATAGGGCATTGCTGTCGCATTAGATTGACTTGCAGCCTCAACAATAGCAATTCCTGATAGCTGATTATTATTAATTCCAAGACTGGCATCATAAGAACCTAAGACATTCTGAATTAAAGAATCAGCCCCCGTAAAAGCCTGCGTAATTTCCGGAGGAGCCGGTACACGTTGAACCTCCCTGATAGGATTATTAATCGGTAAATCGGGGTTTCCTTCATAAACTGAATTATATACAACCACATTTGCTTTCTGTACATCTTTTAACGCGGTTTGAAATTCTTCTTCTTTAGGAATTGCCTCTTTGGCAATCATAAATTTATGCTGAACCGTATTTTCTATTTCATTTCCCAGCGAATTACCGGCATAGTTTTTAAGTCTTTGAGCCCCTTTAGCATGATATACATAGGGCTTTGTCACTTGCCTAATATTTCCATTAATGGGTGTTTTAATAAGTATTGAATTTCCATCGATAAAGACTAAAGGTAATTGGGAAAAATTGGTTTCTTGATATTCAATAACCTGATTTTCGATTAATCGATAACGAGAGATACTATCCAGCAATGTTTTTCGAGGTTTCGCAACAATTGTGGGAGGCACTGTAATATCATTCCAGGTATCAACCATTTTACGATAATCTTTCATAGTCATTATTCGACCATCGCGAACTTGAACAATGGTTTCTTCTTTACGCACTTTCTCATAATAATCGGCGACAATAATTATTTGGCTGTTATCCTTTTGGTAGGACCAATTAAACCCCGCAAAATCACGCCTGAAGCTTAATTTATTAACGGCAATACCTGGATTTTCTTCTTGAAATTCATCTTTATCTTTCGGGAAAAGTTCAAAACAAAAATTACCGTCCCCTTTATGACTAAATCTTGCAAGTTTATCAAATCCTGAAAGAGTGGGTTCACAACGGGTAAATTTAATGGTTTGATTCATGGACATCGGGTGTTCGTAATCTGTATAAACTTTGACTGCACTAAATCCACCAGAGAGTAAATCTTTATAGACTTCATAACGCAAGTGTTCATTGTTTGAATCCATGAACACATGCTTTAAATGTTGCTCCACCACTTTGATGGTAATCGGATCGGCTTTATCTTCATCATAGGCATTAACTTGAATGTCGGGTTCTTGTTTGGAGAATTCACCCAGTAAACGGCTAAGGTAGGCTTCAAGAACATTAAATTCAAGTTGCGGCCTTTCCATTGTCATTAACAAGGTAATCTCATCATTTGTTAATGAAGACTCAAAAACAAATTTTCGAAACTCATTGAAACTATCGTAATTGTGTTTGAAATAATCATGCGCATTCCTGACTTTTTTCTTGATACGCGCAAGATCATCCTGATAGCGTTTTGCTACGTCCTTCATTAACTTGTAGCTCCTTTAAAGGAAATCCTTTCCTTTTCGACCCATATTGTATCTTATTTGCTTTAGATTTATAATATTTTTTGTCTTTGGTCTTTCCTTAGGCTATTGATTATTCCTTTTGCTAAAATCCCATCAAAATTACATCACCGGTTTTGATGGGATTTATCTTGTATAAGCATTCCTTCTTAGTCGATTAATTTGGTTTTGGTTTATACTTAAATTTTGTGCAATTTTTTTGTAATCTGATGCATGCAATTGCGAATAAACGATAGTCTTATCGATTAAAGCAATTCTTATGGCATCAGCAGCCGTATCGGCAATATCATCCCATCGATGTGTTTCATTTGCCGTAATCTTACTCATATGTTCCAAACACATTTTTACATGCCTGCCATTATCCGGAAACGAGATTCTTCTTTCAGCGATATAGGGTTGCACATCTAAAAATCGTTTTGTTTTATCGCCCTGAGCTCTAGTCCTTGGAATGTCCATTAATTTAACGGTTCTTATTTCATCAAGCAAGCTAAGTAGTGTTCCGCCTGTCGATTTTTTTTCAATGGCCGCCATTTGAGGAGGGACTTTATAACGCATACACTGTTGCCAGAAATCAAGAAAAGTGGGTTTTAAATCTTTAGGTTCAATTCGACATTCCAGTGTATCTATCCAATGAAGTCCATATTGTCCGGTTTTAATCCCAAAAGATTCAATTTCATAAAGACCCCAGAAACTAAAGACGGTTGCATCATTATAGCTTTTAGAAGTTTCAGCCGTATCTGCAGTAATGAATGAAAAAATAACCTGGGGTTCTTCAGTAAGCATTACAAACCACTCTGGTTTAAAGAGTGCTCCTCCAGCAGGAATTGGGTCTTGTTGATATTGAGAGGAAAATACATATGGATCTGTTTCTTGTTTTTTTCGAAGTTTTTCTAGTGTATCTACTTCTGGATATAAAGCATTTCCTGCTTCATCGATACTTTTTAATATCACTTTGTGCCAATCATAACCATCTTTACCTTCAATTAAATAAGAGGCTAAGTCGTCTTCATGGAGTCTCTGGCCAATGAAGATATAAGGTACTTTTATCCCTCGGGCTCGCTGCTGGATTGTTTCTCGATAATTATCGATAACTGATTGTCTAATAGTGTCACTGTGCACTTCATCTGGTTTGTGTGCGTCATCGATAATGACAGCTCCGGTAAATCTGTCGAGAGCAGGTAATCCTGCATCTTGGCCAGTGATTGCGCCGCCAGACCCAAAAGCTGCAACTGCTCCTCCAGCAGTGGTCTGGAAATATTCTCTTGCTTTACTGTCATGTCTAATCCTTACATCAAATAAGTAATTGTAATGAGCTAATTGCATTATACGTTTAATCGTTTCAGTGTGTTTAGCAGCTAATACTTTCGAATAAGAAATATATAGATATCTTGAATCAGGCCATTGCGCTAAAGTCCAAGAAATCCACATCGCTAATAAAGTGGATTTACCAGAGCCGGGACTTACGTTAATAAGTAATCGATGATTTGGTATTTCAAGTCGAGCGGCTTGGGTCAAAGACCTACATATAGTGATATGATGCGATTCACGACCTATAGGTTGTGATACTATAAATTTTCGTCCCGTTAAAATAGGATAAAAATAACAGGTATAATCAAGCAAACTTCCTCGAAGTTCAGAAGCTAAAATTTCCTTTTCTTCATTAAACATAAATAAAGCATTCTGTGAAATGCCTTGATTCTACTACTAACTAGATAATTTTTTAACTTTCATCTTGAATGAATTGGTAATTTGAATTAATTATTAATTTCTTTATGAATTTTTCATGGAAACTCTTTCTCTCCTCTTTCTTATATTTAAAATTCCAATCATACCCACGTTGTATTTTTATAGAATCTTCTAAAACTTTTAGCAAAAAATATAAATCTGTTCCAGTAATGTTCATGCTATTTACCTAAATAATTTTATATTTTTATCGACCAATCCTAAAAAAAATTAATCACGATGAAGTTATGCCTGCAAAACTAAGCTAAAAAAATACATCGGTTTCATGGGTATAAAGTCATTCTACGTTTCATGCTTCAGTAATTTATACACGCTAGGCTTAGATAACCCTAAAACCTGTCCAATAGATGAAATACCAACTCCTTTTTTCTTCAATTCTTTAGCTCTTTTACTTAAACTCATATCAAGTTTAGGTCTTCCTAAATATTTTCCAGACTTCTTAGCAATTAATATTCCTTCCATCTGACGAGACTTCGCTATCTTTCGTTCAAACTCTGCAAAACTTCCCATTATCTGCAAGGTAAGTTTTGCTATTGGGTTCTCATCATTCCTAAATTCTAAGTTTTCAGCATGAAACTTTACAGTTATGTTACGTTTTACTAATGAATCAACTAATTGTTGTAAGTCGATTAGATTTCGGGCGAGCCTATCAATGCTATGAACATGGAATATATCGCCTTCTCTTAGATATTTCAGGCATTCTTCAAGTTGAGGTCTATTCTTAATGCTTCCTGTGTAAATATCGGTGAATACTTTGTCGAGTTCAAGACTTTCCAATTGCCTAATCGTATTTTGTCCACTGGTTGAGACACGGATATAGCCTATATTTTGACCTTTCATATTTCTTATTTTTTTATTTAATGGGGTGCGAATTTTATTTGATTTATTGATCGTGTCAATAAAGGTCTTATTATTAACTTTTATTGACTATCTTGTTGAAAATATAAGTTAAGGATAAGGGGTATACCTTTGTTAATATCAGTTCATTGCAATTTTTATTTGGGGATTTATAACAATATAAGTTATAAGTAACTCAGGATAGTCAGTATGTATTTAGCATGCGGTTAATATGAAAAAATTTTCATCGTCACAGTCATCGTTGTCATAAAATTACCTAAATGATGAAAATCACCACCAGCAACAGGAATTTAAATGAATGAAAATGATGCATATAAAGAATTGAAAGAAAATCTATCTGGATGTCTTTTGGAGTTTACTGAAAAAACTTGCAGTCCTAATAATCCCCTTTATCCAAAATCTTTACCAATAATGAAAAAATCTTTGTTAGAACTAGTAGATGATGTTAATAGACAAGGAGCGCTAACAATGTATCCTTATTTTAGCAAATCACAAATTGATAGGATTTGTTATCAAATTGATGAATGGTTTAGTATTATGGAAACTTTCATAGAGGAAAATATTCTAAAAGAACAAAGTAATTTAGGTTATATGAAAAATAGGCTTAAATTTATGATCTGTGGAGAATGATGATAAGTTTACCAATTAGAAGGTTGACAATCGGTCGGAATTGCACCGACTGTGGAGGCCACCTTAGGTCTTATAATCTATAAGCACTCCGAAAATGCGTGTTCCTTTCACGCCGCGATTGTCATTTGTATTTCACTTTCAATCGTTTACTAAACGTTTAATAAACGATCACTGGACGATCACTCAAGCAACAAGAAATAAATCTTCTATTAATTGATGAAGACTTCTTAATGATTGCTGAAGATAATCCTCTGCTGCTGTCTGAGGATTGACGGGCTTTCACCGTCTCCACTCTCTATTACTGCCAAGTCTTGCAGGCTACGAATGCACCAGGCATTACTCTCAATGTGGGTTAGGTAGCAAACCCTCTCAACCATTGCCTAGGTTGATTGAGTACTTATTATGGCCAGAATTAAGTCTAGTTTATTCTATTTAATCTTCATCCGGTATTAGATTTTTGGGTAACATTTGGGTATTTTCATCTTCGATTTCAATTGGGTCTGGAATAGCAAAGTGAGTGATTTCTCCCTGCCTTAAACTATTGAAAATTGAAAATTTGTGTTCACAGAATGATCCTTCATTTATATAAGCATACCCTTCCACTACATGACGAACTAATAACCCTTCTTGGAATGAGCATGGTTTATATTTATTAATGCTATACCATTTCATTTATTTTTTTCCTGATTTTAATCGGAGAGGCGGGACTCGAACCCGCGACACGTCCCGATATTTCTATCTCGCCCTCTACCAACTGAGTTACTCTCCGAATGCTTCACATTGTCCATTAATAATCCTTCTACGTCATAGTAGGTGATCTACTTAACCTTTCAATCTGAGCTAATCTTTCATCAATATTTTTCAGATTGGTCTTTAATAACATAGCATTGTCTTCCCAATCGGCATGATATCGAACGCACCTCATTTCAAGTTGATTAAATTGCTGTCGAAGCTTGTCGTACTCATCCGCTAACTTATTAAAATTAGCATCGAGAGTCATAATCTCTTTCTGAAATAATTTGATAAATAAGAAACGCCACATTTAAATATCCCCTAAAAATGATCGAGCGACTTGTGCTTGCGCTAATTAGTAATCCTTCTTCTTCTCTTCATCTAATTCTTGCTTTCTTTTCTTAGTGTCTTCATGAATTGCAGCATTCTTTTCTTGAGATTCATCGAGTTTAATATCCCCATATTTCTTAGGCTTTAACTTTCCTGATTGCCATTTAATCGCATCCATTTTTGTTCTCAATAAGCTTGAATCAACTCTCGTTCTTCCTTTGTCATCGACAAAATAATGTGGCTCATTCATAAGCTCGGTCATGTAATCAACACTTACCTCAACTTGATGTTCTTTAGCGCGAGTGTATTGGTCTTGAAACTCCGAATACCTTCTAAGCCAAATAAATATATTTGATCTATCTGGCCAATGTGGATTTTCCTCGCATAATTGACGTAATCCTTTTTCAGAAGAAGAAATTGCATCGCATATTTCGTCCGCTAGAATAGTGGTATAAATTGTCGGTCTTCCTAATTTTTTGTTGCTGTCCATAGCAACTTACCTCAAACATTATCATAAGTATTTTGAAACATTTTTTCTGCTTCATCACGTGTGATTTTATTATCAAGATCCATGATATCTTTAATCGCCTTTTTATACTCTTTACTGCGCTTATCAATACGAGTGCCCTTATTCTCAATTTGGGCTAATTCATCCTGGGATAAAAGAGTTCCAAAACCATCACACTTATCGCAATCGGCTTTCATCATCCCATTACCAAAATAAATCCCTGTGCCATGACATCTGTAACAAAGCATATAAAATCCCTGTAAAACGATTACAAAATAATAACATAGCGCACAAATAACACAAAAATTCACTCAATTAAACTCTTATCATGTAAGAATTCCCAATGAGTTTTCCAATTGTTCGATTTACAATCCCAAACACTAGGAATTTTAGGACGCTTATTGTGAGGTGAATAAAACCGAGAACCACAACTAGGGCATCGTCTTCCCGGCATTAATCGCTCACTATGACATTGATTGCAAATATAACCTTTACCATTGCTCATTTATTTACCTCCCAATTGTAGGGGACATGCCTTCCATGAGCATGATCGGGCATCCCCATATCCCGCCAAACCGCCACAAATAACTTTAGAGAGGACATTTCCAATAAACCACTCATTAGTAGTGATTTGTCATAATCGTTTAATAGGCGCGTTGATATGAGTTTTGGTGAGACTTTTAATTCACTTCCTATCTTATTGAGGATGTTTTTGCATTCACTCACACTTAGAACGTCCATTTCACGTCGCCTAAAATCTGATTCAATGAATCGCGAAATCCTTTATTGGAGGTAACTTCTTTGTAATTCTTTGCAATCTCATCCTGCTTTGCTTTTTCCATAGTGTCATTTGTTTTATTCTCAAGGCCAATACTAATAGGCTTTAGTGGGCCATCAAGAAAATCCCTAACAGCAATATCATAGTTACGATAAAAAACTGGCTCTGTTTTATTTCTCGGGTTGGTTTTTAAGAAATGACGGTCGCTTTGATTTATTGCATGATTTATGACTAATAATTGTTCATGTGTTAATCCGGAGATATGACCATCACGCATTAAATCAAAAGCACGGACATAAGCACTTTCTTTGGGTAATAATTTAAAATCATCTTCTGAGGGCTTACACCAGGAAAGAAATTGATTAATTGTGGGTGTATTGATTGGACTAGCTAATCGGCATTTTTTAACACCAAGCTCAACTTGTTCAATCCGGCTTATACCTGAATCCATAAAAGCCTTCGCCCACTGTATTTTTTCCATATCCAATTTTTTTTGAGCATCGTGATATTGCTTATCAAATCCACGACATACAGCTTCAAAAAAAACAAATAAACGGTTTACTACTAGAATCGATAACGGATCAAGTTCTCTTTGAGTAGCCTTAGCTTCTTTCCGCTCAAAAAATGTTTTTGAATCAATTAACTCAGCAATCTTTTCCATATCAAATTACTCCAGACATTAAGTCAATTTCATGAAATGACTTAAAGACTTGGGATCCCCAAGCAGTACTTAAATTATCTATTTTTGATTTTTTGGATTGTGAGATATTTAGCCATTCAACCTTCAATGATTGCCAACCACTAGCTACCATGAGCTCAAAAGCTTCGACAGCGTTTATTTTATTTTCTTCACACCTCTGAAGCTGTTTACAAATCATTTTCCAGGAGGTTTTAGTAATAGGAGCACGTTTTTTCGTACGAGTGTAAATCCAATCTCGAAGCATTTCTTCGGGAATGGAAAAAGGATTATCTGATTTTAAGTCTTCGAGGGTTAAAGCAACTTTTGTGCCATTTTGTGTATTTTTATTGACCAGCCGATTATCAAAATAATCAGACTTATCTTTATTTCTTTTGCTATCAAGGCACTTAGGAGATGTTTCGCTTTCATGGGTCTGATTATTGGAATAATCAGCAATTGAACTCTCATAGTCATCTTCTGATTCAAAAAGCTCATTATCATTATCGGCAAAAGAAGGCGTTTCGTTAAATGTAAGATTTGCTGTGACATCGCATTCGTGATTATCGATATCCATATCTACAAAATCGTGTGCAACGCTAGTTGCGCTTATATTATAATCTTTTATTATTATATCTATATTATTATTAGATTCGTTTTTTCCACAAGGTGGAAAACCCACCTTGTGGGTTTTACCTATTCTTGATTGACTAGGAGATGGGTTTTCCACCTCCTGGTGATTTATCAGAAGTACTTCCCATCTAATAATCTGGCCTGTTGTTTTATCACGAATGGGATATTTTTTTATTAACCCTTTTTTCTTTAAATCAGAAAGTCGATTTTTGATAAAATCAAAACCTTTCCTAAATCGAGATTGAAGCTCTTGATTATTTATTTTCCAATTGTCAGGCTTTGAAGCGAGATAACAATAAATCCCTAATGAAGCCGGATCTTCGATTAAATCTATCGTTTGATTAACTATTGTTGTAAACGATAATCCTGATTGCCTCAAAAATTGAGGAGTATTTTTTTTTATAGACATCTAAAAGTCCTATTAATAAAAAATTTATAAGTAAAAATAAAATAATTACCAGAAGAAATAGTCTGAAAACTAAGTGGATTAATATTTTTATGGGTTGAAGTTGGAATAAATTTGTAAAAAAATTCAAATAATAATTTGAAATATAATTGGAGTGTGGTTATATTTGGATTTACTACACATTCGTTGTATAATGCGTTTGCGTTATG